CAGCCATACCGGGCTCTGTCCTAGCAAATTCTTCAAGATGTTCGCCCTCTTTGCTTTTTGTAATAAAAGTTTTTGCTTTCTTACTTAGCTTCGGTAACCCTTTCGCCCCCTTTAAAACTTTCCCCGCCTTACCGACTATAGGGCCTGCTGCTAACATTAATCCAGCCTCTGCCGCACTTTGAGGAACGAAGAAATCTATTAGACCAGCAAGTGCTCTTTGTTGCTCTGCTGCCCTTTCGGGGTCTTGATGTCGAGATGGGAACCTACTTACAAATCTTTCACCCCATGTTGGGGACACTTCGCCACCATCTTGATACATTGGTGACCGAGGTTGAGACAGGCCAGTCTCCATAGAAGCGGAGGCAATAAGAGCATCCATAGCCGTATTGCCATTCTCAGCACGCTGGATAGCGCGGCCTTCGTTGGTAATTTGTTTTAATACAGGTAAATAATCAGGGACGACCTCTTTGGGTATTATCCATTCGCCGCCCTCTAATTCAACGGGCTGTTCATCGGCAACCATGCCGGCGACTCCGCCGTGTTCGTGTGATGGCCCCCGTACTAAACCGTAACTGGGGAACCTGCTTTTTTGTTTAGCCATATGGTATGTGGATTCATAGCTATTTTATGTGTTTATAAACAGTTGGGTTAAGATACACTTAACACCTTCTCAATTTAGGGGTATTTCTGTCAATAATGCAAGAAAATAAATAATTAATTTCTAGCACCCGTTAACCAGTTGTATTTTTTAAGCTTAGGCATTATCCGACCTTTTCTCTTTTCTGCCTTAAAGCCCTCTTTTGTAGTGGCTTGGGATTTGGGGGCGCGGGCAAAGTAGTCTGCATAGTAGAGAGCGTCCATAAGGTCATCATTTCGAGGTTTAGGATGTTCAAAGAACTCATCTACAAGCTCGGTCATCTCTCTTTTGATATATAATTTCTTAGAATTGACAACAGGGCCGAGGGTTGTTTCAAGCCTGTCTGCCTTCTTTATCCTTGCTGGGGGCTTTACCCCTTTAAAGATACCGGGCATCAATCTTTTCTCGTTGGCACTCATGCGGGTTACCATGTCTCTGACCATCTCTTGGGCTGCAACGGTTTCGATTGTCACTCTTTTTACGGGACTATACTTCTTTGCCAGCTCTATTATCTTAGCGGGTACGTCAAAGGTTGGTATCCTTTCCCTGAAATACTCCAGAACATAGCGTTTATTCTCAGAATCTATCCCCATAACCAATATTACCTGATAATCAGAAGTGTCAGAGGCTGTAGCCGCAAGGTCAACCCCAATATAAATATTAATCGGAATAACCGACTCACCCTCCATCAAATAGTTAAAACCATTCATAAACTTTCTATTGCCGGAGTAGTGCTGTATCCTATCTATTTTAAAGGCAGCGTTAGATATATCCCGAGCATCATTCATATACTCCTGAGCAAACTTATTGACAAGACCCGCCTCAATGAACTCCTGTTTCTTATGCTTGAGTTTAGATAGGGGGAACTGTTCAGGCCAAAGGGCTTTACCATCCTCGACAGCGCTATGGAAGAAAACATCCCACGGATAGGGTCTATTGTCCTCCTTAGCCCGTTTATAACCATCATAGGTCATTTGAAGGAAGCTATCATAGTGTACAATAGTACCAGCGAGCCATATCCAACCTTCATTTCCGGGGGATTCTTCAAGTGCTGGATAGATTGTGGATACGACCCACCGTTTAATTTCATTACGCCTTTCGGGTGTTTTGGTATTTAACTCAGATTCAAAGTCATCCAAGATAATACCAGTATACCTTACATCAACCTCAGCACGCCCCCTTAGACGCTGGCTTGTACCTTTGGCTATGATTCTATCGCCCTTGGGGGTCACTAAATCTTTCTCCGTCCACCTTTTGCCCATAGTACCGCCATCCATGTTGCCAAAGTAGTATTTAATGGTCTTATTGGTTTCTAGGTGGTATCTCAGGTATTTTAAGTGGTCAATGGCCTGACCCTGTTCTTCCGACACCCAAGCAATAAAGTTCTGGTCGTCCTCACCAGCAAAGCAAAGTTTATGTAAGATAGCTGATTTGGATAGAATAGACTTGCCGAAACCCCTAGGAAGTATAATACAGATACGCTCACCGGGTTTGGTTGAGATAAGTCTTTTAGATACGGTATAATGACAAGAGGGCGAAGCACTCTTATACATGAAGTCTTTAGGGAGGAAGGCCCTTCCGAAGAATAACAGGTCTTGATATGACTTAGCAAGTATCTCATCCCGTCGAGCCATCTCTTCAGGAGGAGGTATAACGCTAAACGTCTCTATCTTCTGATTCTTCCCTTTCTTTCCGGGCAATCTTTCTCGCCTTGATAATTCCTCTTTTACGTCTTTTGTTTTCAATCGTTAGTTTTTTCCTTAAACGCTTCCTTGACTTGGCTGCTTTATTGGGCATTAATCATTCAACCTGCTTTATTTACCTACCTTTTTCATAGCCGTCTTGTGTGATTGAGTAAATGTCTGCCCTTTCTTCATTGCATCTACCATTACCTTTAGGTGTTTAGCAGTATGATGAGAAGCATGACGACTCATTGCCGCCTGCTGTCTTTTGTTTAAAGCAGTTGTACTCACTCCCTTAACCTTTGGCATCATTGCTCCTAATTAGTTTAATATTATAAATCACACTACCCCAGCGTATTTGCTTAGGATATTGCCATATTTTCTTATTGAGATGCATTTTCTTCAATTAGACCCGTCTCAAAGGCTTTGAGTTTATCTTTAGAGAAACCGGTGAACTCTTGTATGAGTGCAATGGAGTCTGATTTCTTATCAGTACTCAATAATCCCGATATCTTCATCAACGTCTCCAAAGCCCTGAGCTTGTCACCATCACGGGCATTTGGCTTGTCTACCACTGATTTCGCATTTTCCAGTAAATAGGTCTTGGTAATACCCAAATCATCCATTAACTGTTCTACTTCTTTATTAACCAATGTTCTTATCCTCTTCTGTCTTAATAAAAGCTTCGCCCTGTTTAAAGCATAATTACGGTTATTAGTAGGATATACCGCCAAATAAGCCTCGGTAGCATCCCGACCTACAGCAACCATCTTGGCAAATAACTTCTCCCGGGCTGTAATATACCTGCTATTCTTATACTTGGTAAACGTATAGATGTCCTTGGGAGGCTCACCCTCTAACTTGGACTTCTCATGAGCATAAGCCGTACCTAATAATGTCCGTACGTAATCAACATCCCCATTATATTGATTGCTATACATCACAGCACGCCTTAAAATACTGAATACCTGACCATCATCACTCTTGGCCCACTCACCCTCCTCCGCCTTGCGCCAATCATCCTTTAAGTCAGCCTTCCTGTGGTGCTCCCTAAATTCTTCCTCGTTCTCGTATAAATGATAATCAACCCCGCTAATGGTCTTGATGTACATACTAAGCCTTAACTTTTATGTCTGGCACGTCCATATCAAAGAAGTCAACAAGCATCGGGGACTCTATCTCATCTATAATCAATAATATCTCCATCATATACTCGTAATCACCCGTCTCCCGAAATTTGCTTGACAACGACTTCAAAGCGTCAATCGCGGGCCCTAACTCTAACACTTCCATATGAGGGGTTAAATCCATGGCGAAATATACGTAAAATAAACATTGCGAACCAATATAAAAAAAGTGTTGACACATATAGGTAAAAAGAAATAAATTCAAATGTCGGTTGAGACAGAAATAATATATTAATACTATAGTACTATATATTACTATATATTACTACTATAGTACTATATACTACTATATTACTATTATAGTACTACTATAGTAATATTATAGTACTATTATAGTATAGTAGTACCGCGAAGTAGTAAAGTAGTACCCGCGAAGCATCCCATCCCACAATTATCAAATAACCTTCTAGTATATAATATAAAAGTACTACAGTATTAAAGACTATCAATAAAATGCTGTGTGTGCTGTTTTCTACTCTCTTTTCTTTTTTATTCCTTTCTATTCTATTGGGCTGTAGTACTACAGTAGGAC